GACCTTTTCAATATGTCAAGAGCCTGGTCACCCGCAAACTTTTTAGTTCTGTTTTTTTCTAGCCTATTTATTTCAGCAAGGGCTTGTTTCTTTGTTAATTCACCCTTTCTTAGTTTCTCATTAACCTCTGCCTTTTTCTTGTCGATGTTTAAGTCTTCAAGTATAATAACAGTGCTTCCTTTCTTACCTTTCGACTCCTTGATAACTCTAAAATCCCCATCTGGTGTCGATACAATTCTACCTTCAATTCTTCGGTCTTCCTGAATATTAAAGTCAGATATGGATGACATCATTACATCTTCAGTGTTGCCAATCTCTACAACCTTCTTTTTCCTTTTCTTTCTTTGGTTTAACTCCTCTGTTTTTGTATCTAGCTGAGACTGTAACTTAGCCTTCATGCCTTCGTCGTCAATATCCTCAATGGTCTTAGTTAATGTCTCAACCTCTTGTTCTAAACCAGAAACATCCTCTTCTAACTCCATGCTTTCAAAGATGACCGTACCCGGATTATTAGGGTCTTGCTTTATAACGCCCCTTTCTCCGTCTATCGTAACCTCTTTACCTATTACATTTCCTACCGTCCTCTTGTCTTTATCTACTTGACTTGTTTCCTTCTTCTCAGTTTGGAATATGCTATCAAGTTCATCCATTCTATTTTCCGGTACTTTTTCAGTCTCTTGTTCAATAACTTGTTCAACTTCAGTACCATCTAACGTATATGTATAATACTCATCTAGTGACACCTCTTTCTTTTTCCCAATCGGTAGACCAAAGACAGTGTCTCTAAATGTTACATCCTGATCTCCCCTTTCTACCTTCTCTGCACGATCACGATACTGCTCAGGTACGTCCTCTAATGTCTCAGCATAAAACACTTGACTCTCCCCGGATTGCATATTCAAGACATCAGAAACAGATACTTCAGCATCTACTTCGTCTAAAACGGCATCAATTCTAGACTCTATATTTTTGAGTTCCTTTTTGTCATTCTTATTGAACACATCATCAGTCCTTTCAACTTTTTCAGACAAAGACTGATGCTCCATTAGTAATCCTAATAGCTGTTTTTTCTTACGTGGATTTTCAACTCCCTCCGGCATTTTTTGCAACGCCCCATTTAGCCTATTGTAATCACCCAATATTCTATCCTTTTCTTTCGTTGTAATCTCTCCATTTACTACTTGCTGTTCAAGTTTAGAAGTAACAAAGTCTAAGTACTTACTATCCTTTGACATAGCTTCAAAAATCTTAAACGTATTGTCATCTATTTCAGAAAGTTCTTTTGTACCTAAAGAATATGACAGTGCTTTTGGTGTAGCCATCATAGCACCACCCATACCCTCAGCAATACCAGCCATAAAAACCTGCTGAACAGCCTCTCCTATGGTTTCAGGTGTCTCAAACATGTCAGTACCTTTTACTGTATTGTAAAGCTCCTTCAGACCTATGTCAGCAACCTCTTGTAATGCACCTGTTTCAAACTCAGCAACACCACCAGTACCCATTCGTAATAGACCCTTTGCCGTCAAAGATTTTACTTCTTGGCTTATAAACTCATTGACAGTTCGCATTGACGCTGGATTACGATTGAAAGCACGATATATTAATGATGTCATTGGCTTCGACTTCAATACGTTGGTAAAACCAAATTTCTCCAATGCACCAACAGCACTACCAATAGCCAAAGAAACGCCCATCTTTTCCATTTCAGATACATTGTCAAACTCAGGGTTATCCCTCATCTCTTGATTTACGTATTGAGAAGACATCGCAATAGTTCCAATCATGCCACCCGCATATGCTGCAGGTAAGAACTCTACCACACCAAAAAATACATTACCTACACCTTTTGCACTAAATAAATCAGCCTGCTGATAATCTTTTAAGTATTCCTCTGTAGATGTTCTGCCAAGTACAGAAAAAGGAGCTTCTTCTGCCATCTCTACCAATCCTTTGTCTAAGTCTCTAGACTCTAACGTAGCGATATCTGAGAATGGATTAACAAACTTCTCCTCTTTACCATACTTTACCTCTTTTAATACTTCGTCAAAGTCTTGACCTTTTTTATACGTCCTACTCAATCCAAAAGCTATAGGTATTGACACAAATTCAGATCCAAAACCTAATAGCTTTCCTACTGATGATTTTAATTGGTCATATGTTTGCCCAAAAAAAGTACCTTGCTCTCTTCTCATAAGAGCATACTCGCCAACCATTGCGTCATATTCTTTACCTTTTTCGCTTAGACCTTCTTTTATACTAGTTATTTCGGCTTCTAACTTAGCGTAGTTTTCTTTTCTTGCAGCTAGTTCTTGGAACTCAGGCGTGCCTTTTTGAACTTGTTTAGACAACCTATTTAACTCGTCTCTTTCTTGGTTTAACTCCTTTTCCTTTTGTAAATACGTTTTTGCTTGAGCATTAAAGCCTTTAGTGTAATCATCTAACTCTTTTTCATTGATGATTTTCTTTTTGGTCTCATCTACATTTATAGATACATCTCTATTTTGCTTTATGAATGACTTTATTTCAGACTCTTGCTCTTCAGATCCAAACACTAAATTCTCCAATCCTAAAAAGTCAATTGCTTTTGGTATATTTTTTATAGTAACAACCTTCTCTTCTCCATTAGGAGCGGTTATTTTAACGTTGTCTCTAATTCCAGCTTCTTCAAACTTAAAATTATAATCACCAAATAAAGCATTAAGTTCGGGAACTAATTCTTCTTCACTTTTGTTAGCAACATCTATCCTACTAAGCTTATCTTTTAATATCTTAGTTTGCTCATCTTCTGGTAAAACACCAAAAGACTCTTGATACTCTTCAAGTGTCGGTGGAGCTTCTTCAACAGGTTTCTCAATCTTCTCTGAACCATCCGATATACCATCTTCCGATTCTGAATCGAAATTTTTTTTTTCGACTAATGTGCCTTTAGTTATTGGTTGTTCGCCAAGACCATAAACAGAGTTAAATTGTTCAATACTTGAAACATCATATTTAGGCTCTACTATTTGCTCGTAAAAAAGTTTTCTTTTTGTTCCATCTGACAAATACGATTTAAAGTCGTCTACTGACCCTATGTCATAATCATTCTTTAAATCATTATAAAGCTCTAGTATTGCTTGTTCATTCATTTTAATGCTTTTATTGTTGTCCTGGTAATTTAGGCTTTTGAAGATTTCCAGTAGTAGTTGCCCCTGCTTGAACCGCATCTTTGTTCCCAAGTTTTATCATCATGTCAACTACTAGGTCTAGTTTAGTTTGATCGTTCATTATATCATCAACAGTATAGTTTTTACCATTTATAACTAAGACAGTAGAGTTCGCATCCTTATCAGCACTATTCAAAACTTTTGAATAATCACTAGCAGCAGAAATTATCTTTCCAGCTACTTCATCTCTATTTACAACATCTTCACCATATGTTCCCTTGTTAATTTCTAAAGGAATTAAATCAAATTGTTTCTTAGCATTAGCCATACCCGTGCCATCATAAAATACATAATCAACCCTATTACCTCGTTGATCGGCTACATACATATTTGTCACTCCACCACTAGGAGCTGTTCCGACAGTAAGGCTTAACCTGTCATCACCAACAAGGTTATTATTGTATTGACCATAAACCCTAGACGTTACAGTACTTATACTTTCAGCCCTTTGCGTATCGTTTGTCATCCCTGCCAAAGCAGATTTATTAACTTCTCCGTAAGCGGCATCCAACTCAGTCATTACTACATTACCGTCATCATCTAAACTATATATCTTCATATTCGGAACAGAAAAGTCAATAGTTCTTCCCGCTTGGTTTATCTCTGGATTGAACCCATTAGTTTTTCCGTAACCTTCGCCCCAATGCTTTTTACCTAACGCCTCTAGTTCATCGTTGCTTAAAACATCTTTCAATCCCTTAGGCAATATAAAGTTGATTGCAGTTACATAATCTGAAGGCTTCGAAAAGTTAATATCTTCTTTGAAAATTTTACCTCCTTTGTCGTTTCGGTAATATACAGTCAGCCCTCCAGGTTTTTTGTCAATATTAATCACAGCATTACCTTGATCATCAACTATTGGATTATTACCTATCAATGCATCATTAGCTGCTTGAGAAGCCGATGCATTAGAACCAAATTTAGACATATTGACCCAATGACGCATGTATGTGTCTATTTTATTTCGCTTTTGTTTCATTTCTTCTTTAAACTCTTTCGTCGCTGTTGGTGTAAACGCTCTATTACTAGTAGAAGCAGTTGCCTTAACATCAATCTGCGCACGTATATTTGTTCTCAATGCCTCTTCTACTTGTTTTTCTTGCTCAGGCTTAAACACTGGAACACCCTCCTTACTACCTTTAGATGTATCTAAATATACATACCTACCTGTCTTGTCATTCTTAAACTGCTCATAATTATAAGTAGGTTCAATTTGCTGTCCATCTTTAGATTTAATATTAAAATCAGTAAGTAATGACATGGTGTTGTTTGGATTACTCATAAATGATTTAATAGTGTTGGTTTCCCATTTTTTATAACCATTTACCATTTGTTCATCTCCCGGAAGATAGTAATTACCCTTTTTAGCATCTGAGTTTTTTATGATTGTATTTATACCACCTTCATACTTTGCCGCAGAAATAATAACTTCTTCCATCTCACCCAATGTACCTACTGCTGCTTGAGTTTTACCTTCTAAGTCAAATTTATCAAACTTACCCTGTAGTCTATTTCTAAGCTCATTTACAGTCATAAAGTCATTAGGGTCTTTACTCATTTCATAAACACCATCTTTATTTTTCATCATTTTAGCAATAGACACCTTGAAATTAGTAGGGTTAATCATTGCTCTTGTGTTTTGGAAATTAGCCAATCCCTCAGCTTGACTCAACTGCCAAAACTCTCTATATGATGACTCTTCATTTTTCCATCTCTTCAATCCCTCAGAGTATGCTGTTTGATATTCTTCGGCAATCTTAAACATCTGATCTGTCCCACTGACTAAATTATCCCTAGCAAGAACATAGTCTTTAACTTTTAACTGACCGCTTTTTAGCAATCGCTCTTGCATTAACATTGCTTGTGTTGCATCATTTGAGAAGTTAGACATATACTCATTAGCATCAGTATACTCACCTTGTGGAGCATTAGCTAGTTGCTCCTCATAAGCTCTTGTTGCATCTTCTAATGCTTGTTTCTTATTCTCACGAAGCTGTACTTCGGTTTGCAACATTGTCGTAATGTCCTTACCGATTTGTGACCAATCAACAAAGCTGTCAGCCTCTCTCTCTGCGTATCCGTAAAATGTCTTTGCCATAGGTTACCTTCTGTTTATATTAAATGGGTCTAGTGGATTGTAAAAACCTGGTTGAGGACCATACTGTTCGCCTCTAAACTGAAATGGAGTAAAAGATCCTTGCCCGGGATAAAAAGTAGTTTGAAGCTCTAGCGGGGGAATGGGAGTCCTATAATCCATACCCATTAATGATTGATATGCTTCAGCAGGATCGATCTTAGAAAAATCCTTGTATTTCAAGTCATATCTCAAGCTAGATGTTGGGTCATTAGGATCGAGATATATATTCATCCCTTTAGACTTTTGACCTAGCGTAGCTTGTATATTTTGTAACTGATTCGTCTCTAACGATCCTAAAAAGTCGTCGATTTGCTTTTGACTCATTTTACTAAAATCACCACCATATTGATTGTATAAACTCAACTGTTCATTTGTCATATTCAAACGAGCTGGATCAACATCCATTAACGCCTCTCTAAAAGGCTTTTCACTCAAATCCATACCCACTGGACCTAATTGAGTAGGTTGCCCAGCTTGTTTTCTTTGTATTTTTGCTGCTAATCTCGCTTCTGGAGTTTTAGCAAACAAAGGAGCTAATGAAGCTGCTTGCGTCCCTAAACTAGTTAAACCAGCAAATCCTTGTTGAATAGCTTGAGCCTCAGCCCTAGCAGCATCAGATGCAGCTTGCTGCGCACCTTGAGCCTCCATTGTGTCTAACTGCACTCCAATATCTCTAAGCCTTGTATCTTCTCCAGCTACCAACTTGTCAAGTTGTGCTTGTTCTTGTTGCATAGCTGTAGCCACCTTCTCTTGACCTGCTTGCTGTGCTAACTGAACACGACCAACACCTGCCGCTAATGATCTCTCATCACCCTCAGCTAATGCTTGAGTAGCCAATGCACCTTGAGCCAATAACTCTCTTCTAGCTAATTCATATGGCTCTTTTTGAATACCAAGTTGCTCATAGTAATTCACGTCTAATTTTTTACGTGCTTCTTCCATTGCTTTTGCTGCTGCTTCCTCAGCTTCTCTTTTTAATCTTGCTTGCTCACCAGCTTGAGCGAAACTGCCAATTGTAGTTCCGGCTGTTACTGCTAAACCTACTCCTGCTGCTATTGCTGTAAATCCTGCCATATTATAATATTTTTATCATCTCTTGAGTGTATGAATCTGCTTCTATATATCCTAGTTCTTTATATGTCTCAATCAATCCTTTATGCTTTATCAAGGCGTAACAATACTTAAAACCAGAAGATTTACAAGTACCTGTCAATGTCTCTATCAATAAACCAATGGCTTGCCCCCTTTCCGGTTTCTTACGATAATTTTTATTTGATATTATCCAATCAACCCAAGCAACCTTTGAATTGGTAGCATACATAAACCCTGCACATATAGGAACGTCATCTTCTAAAACCATTAAACCACCCGTGCCATCAGCTGGTAAAAAGTCTTTTTGTGGAGCTTCCCAACCCCAATCTTTCCACCAATCTAACAATATTTTGTCATAGTCCGTTTCTATCAATGGTCTTATATTAAACATAAAGATACAAATTTTTAAGGGAACGATTTCATTATCTCTGTCTCAACAGCAAACAACTCAACAGGAGTAGTAGCTGTATTGGTAAGAGTAAACTCGCAGAAGTGTCCCAATACTCCATAACTCTCTGCGTTTTGATTCTTAGCAAACAATATAAAATCGCCGTTATTTAGCACTGGTGGACTAGAAGGGTCAATACTAACAGTCATACTATTATTACCTGCAGGTAAATTAATATTTAAAGCAGTAACAGTACCTATTAACACAGGTGTAGATGTAGCATATATTTGATCGCCTATACTAAGTGAACTACCTATCTCTGTGGTTACAGCAAAGTTTATAGTATATGGATTAGATGCTGTTACTACTGTTGTACAGTTTCCAATACCCGTCATTGACCTTAATGAATAATCACTTGATAATATCGGTGTATTGTTCTCTGTTCTTATATATGCAAACCATGCCCCCTCTTTCTTTTCAAAGAAACTAGCATCAATAAACCCAGTCTTTTGAATGTCAGTGTCAAACTGTCCTGACCATGCATCAGCAGCAGTTGCAAATGATGACTCAAGATTAATGGTCTTAAATATCTTATTATCTAATGGTCCTTCATTAAATACACTTGTGATTAATGAATTATACTGCGATCCATAGAAATTGTTTCTAGGTACAGTCGCACCACCTATTGTCGTAGCAACATTGTGCTTGTATATATCACCTTTGTTAAATGTATAAAAGTGACTATTCATACCAATCATAAAGTCAGGTATGTAACTATAGAACGAAGGGAATCCCTTGAACTTATCACTATATGTTAATGTGTATGTTGTAGACATATTTTTATACTTCGTTTAATAGAAATGAACTGAATTTACCAAAGAAATTTGTTCCTTCATTCCAATACCCCGTTCCAATAGAATCTAATTGGCTTATCATAGGGTATGTGTAAGTTACTGAACCTCTAGTTATACCCATAATCTGCGTTCCTGCTGCAACTCTACCTAATGGAGTATCCATTTTTGGTTGATTATATGCAGACATTGAACCCCTACCAGTATCTGTTGACACCACATTTAGATATATACCTTGATCTAATGTAGTTTGAGTTATTGACACGGTTTGAAATCCAGATACTCCCATGTTCCAACTATTTGTTTCTGTACTTGCTATTTTATTAAATTTAGCAGTTGCACTATCGTACTTGTATATTGCAGTTGCTAAATTACCACCACCTCCGGCACTTGTTATAGTCAACCCATCTATTGTAACTTGTCCATGTATAGCATAGCAATAACCAACAAGAGTATTTGCACCTTGACCTCCATTTGTTGCAAATGCTCCAACTGTTGGATTAAATAATGATGTATTAACATAATTATTTTCAAAAGATGCACCTAAGAAAGAAGAAACGTCTCCTTTCTTTAATGTTCCTGAATCATTAACCAATACCTCCATGCCAGCTGCAGGAGTAACACTTGATTGTCCAGATATTAAAGCAGAATTAGCAGATAATGTTATATCATTTGTATTCTGTGTAACATTAAGCTCTGTGGAGTTTATCTTTCTGAACTCTAAATCTACACCAACTTTTTGTTTAAATACTTCTGTTCCAGTTCCTACATTACTTGCAGTATTTACTTCTCCACCACCACCACTTGAAGGTGTAGTAACATAAGCCAATGAGTCAGCTTGTGATAACTGAACACCATCTCTAATAATAACAGCACTACCTGCATTTATAAAGTCCTTTAGTGACTCAGCCGCTGCTAAATCAAAAAAGTCATACGTACCAAGAAAAAAAGTCTGATTGCCAGACACCTCTACTTGAAGCTCTTTGACATATAAAGTATTTGCTGTTAAGTTTTTTATTCCTATAGGAATCATAATCTAAATTTTAAGGTACACATGATGGTGTCGATGCAACAACTCCGTTTGCGTCAACTTGAATGACAGCAGCTCCAACTACTGAATAGAATCCAGCACCAGCTAAAGTAGTACCATTAGCGTCTGTATATATTATATCACCAACACCAGGATTACCTGCTGATCCGCCCACAACCACATGGTAGTATGTTGTTACCGCACCGACTGTACATAATCCACTCGCATTCGTTGCTGAAGGAGCAGCTTGATAACTTTCCCAAGCAGACAATGCAGTAGGACAAGCCGGTGTTATTTCAATCTCTGATTTATCACATGGGCTTATAATGGTCATTGTGGCTATACTTGGACTAGCGGCAGCTTTTGGTATAATCATCTTACATGTTCCTAACCCTGTAGCTTTTAAAAACACCGAAGTAGGATCTACCGTTACGCTCTTAATAGTTCCTGTTTTATTGAAACCATTACCATTAAATTGATAATCAATTAGTGAAGGAAAGGTAGACCCAGAAATGCTACAATCAAAAGCAGTTATACCCGTATACAATGGGTTAGCTGCCGGACTGTTTATGAAACCAAAGTTAGGAGAGTATATAGAATTGTATGTGACACCATTATACTCAACTTTCACACCATCAGGTACTCCTTTAAAATCAATATCTAAAACCACTGCACCCGTCGCTGACCCTAAATCAATATTAACAGTATAAAACCCTCTAGAAGTATCCATAGATAATGTAGTACCACACGCAAGATTACACGCAGAGCATAAGGTGTTTATCTCTAACAATCCACTTGTCTGTTTTCTATTGAATCCACCTGTTGAGTACCATCCGTCAGTAGCTTTTGTCGTTAAAGAAGAAGATGTATATACAGCCGTAGCTTTGTCTAGCGTTGGTCCATCTATGTAGTACGTAGCTGAAGTTCCACATGTGCAGCAAGCATCGTCTGCACTAGTATTAGAATAACAAAGTGTAACAGCTACAGGTTTTCTATAATCATATATAAGATACAAATTGTCGTTATTACTTCCTGAAGGCATTGTAAACGAACCCGTAAATACACCTCCACTACCTGATGCAGCAACATTTGAAGCAGCAGCCAACAACGATGCAATATCAGCTGGTGTGTTATTGTATAAAGTTGCTGTTCTTAATTGTGCAAAGTTATTGACAGAACTATCAAAAGCAAAATTATCACTTTGAAGCCTATTGCTTATCAACTCGACCGTAGCTCCGTCTATAGGCACTATATTTCCACCTTGAGGACCTATGATTTTATTATACTGAGAAACCAAAGGAGAAGCTGTGCCTTCTGCCAACGACACAAAATTAGAATGCAATGCTGAATTAAATGAACCTGAACTCCATCTATACTCATTGTGTATAGTCTTGTCAGAATCATTGTCATCAGATATACAAACCTGAAACACATTTAATGTATCTGCACTTGGGTTTTCTACTGTTATCTCTAAATCTAATGATGCATTTGGATTTGGATCACCAGGAGGAGCGTAAACTATACTTACTGTTGCTGTTTGTGGATCAACGGTTGATTTATTAACTGTAAAACTACCTGTTCCTAAACCATTTAACACTTCAACCACAGGAGGATTAGAGTCATATGTCACCACAACATTAAATACATCTCCGGGAGTTATACTTGAAACATTATATGAAACAGTACATAGTCCTACTGTTTGCCCTAAGTCAACAGTATAAGAAACAGATTTTGTAGGAGTGACTAAAAACTTTTGCTTTATCCCTCCCTCTACTAAAACTGGAGTAAAAGGTAGTTCTATGTTAGGAGATGAAAGGACATATTCTTTCATATATGGATCATACGCTCCTAGCTTTTGAGTGTTTGGAAAATCAATAAATAAATTCCTAAACCAAGACCCTAACCCAAAGTTAGATATTACTGTCAACTGGTCATTATTATACGATGATCCCTTTAGCTGTATTACTACACCTCTTTTAGAATCTGTAAAATACTTATCGTATCCATAACTCGCAAAAGACTCTGGGTTATCACCTATACCATACTCTTCTAAACGAGCTATCTGAGTACCTAGCACTTCAGGAACTGATGTTATTACACCTCCGGCTGCTGCATCTGACAATAGATTCTTACCCGCTAATACATATGATATTTTATCTTCTTGTAGAATAAGAATATCCGTAGCTCTAGCAAATATTTTTTGTATTTCTCCAAATGATGGCTCAAGTGATTTAAAGTTCAATAAACCTAAATTAAATTCATTTAGATTATTAACATTAAAGCTATACACACCACTATATGTTAAGTCTGAGAATCTATGAACCTCTCTAAAATCTTCACCTTTTAAAATAGCAGATGTTCTATTTCCAATAGACATCCTACTCCTTGTAACCGAGTCTCTTATCTTATAACTTTCTACACCATTACCAAAAGTAAAACAATTCTGAAATTCAGTTTCAATGATAGCTGGTAATGACGCTGTTTGAGTTTGCACATTACCAGTGTGAAAACCATTTGTTATTGGATAAGACACTGATGACTCAAAGAAAATATCAGGAGCAGTATCTTGAGCTTCTGTCTCAAAAGCCAATAATTCACCAGGGCGAGTCATCTTGCAATGTATTTTTAAAGATGAACTAATACCTGACGTTCCAAGAGACCTTACTATTAAAGATATAAAATTAGTAACAGGATCTCTAAACCATTGAAAAGTGAAATCCGTAGATACTGGGGACAAAGTGTTTATAGCTCTTTGCGTAGCTGCATTCAAGTCAGTCTCTACAGTAGGTGTGTAGACAATGTTATTAAGAAAAAACCCAGGAGTTGGATCAACAGGTAATCCTGCACTACCCAAGCAAGATAAATTAGATATATTAGTATCTAAAACTTCTGACCCAAACTTTAAATTATCGGCAATGTTATTAGTGTTCCACCAATTTATAATATCAGTATAATCAACTGTTGTGGTAAAACTTTTATCATATGTATAAGTTAAAGTGTAAAAAAGATTTGTACCCCCAGCACAAAAAGTACTTAAATAGTTTAACATCCAGTCGGGTAGTGAAATTTCAGCCTCTATAAAGAACTCTATCTTTGTTCCTCTAGGAATAGAATCTCCTAATGAAATCCTACCACTGCTAGTGTCAATATTATTAAACCCTTGATATACAATAAAAGGAGCTGATAAGATACCATTCGAAATAGCGTTGTTATTTATCGTACTAGACTTTTCTCCAAAATCTAAAAATCCCAAAGCATTCCCCGTGTTATTTAAAACAAAGTTATTGTTCTTTGTCTTCATATAAACACCTGCAGGGGCTTTGATTATTTGATTGGTTATAGGATCTGTATGTTCTAAAAACCCACCTTCTTTAGCTTCTTTTTCTAATACATCTACAAATACACAATTATTCAATGGTCCATTTCCATCTTTTTTTACAATCAAAGTGTCTCCAACTTCTACTTTTTGTGCGTTTTCTCCTTGAATTAAAAAAAAGTAACATGTACTTTCTGGGTCATAAAAATATATATTAGAGTAGATTGTTTCATATATATCTTTATTTTGTTTTATAGCAAATTTGTATCTAGTAGCCCAAGATGGTGGTAATTGATTAGGACCAATATTTACTCTTAAAAAGTTTTGAGTAGAACTGTTTGAGCAAGGTATATAGACTACATTATTTTTACTGACTAAAACAGTTGTTGATCTATTGTAATCATCCATATATATTATACCAACTTCATAATCTCTGTTACTGTGCAAACTTGGATTATCAGCTATGGATTGATACGAAGACGAAGCTGCTGTTATTTGATAATACTCAACAAACATATCTGTTCCTCCATCTTCTTGGTAAACACTTGCTATTAATTTTATAGTAACTTGATTTGGAGGAGTTGCCCCACCTATAGCCATTCCATCCAAAGCGTTGGATATACCACTTTCTATTTTAGTAAAAACTCTACCATTACCATCTACTTTTGTTAAAGGAATTTCACAATTTACAATATCTGTAAAAGAAGTTCCACTACAAGATGTAGACGGAGGATTTACTTGACCATTCCTACCTACTACGTCATTAAAATCTTGATTAAATTGCAAGTCTTGTCCTGTTGGAAAATCTTGCGGAAAAGTATATGATAAAAAAATATTTTTAGAACTAGTTTGTAAAGAGGCAGAACTAGCAGTACCTGATACATTAAAGAAAGAATGATGACTAAATGAAAATTGAATATCTAATCTTCCCCCACTTTCTAATCCAACAGTATTTACAAGAGTGTTGAAATCAAAAACCATTTCAGAATTAGGAATACTAGTTGAATTACCTCTAATACTATAAGCTCCCGATTGACGAGTTGTTGTTATTGTTTGTACATTTAATATGTTTGAAATGTAATCTACTTCATACTCTAATTTTACATCATTTACATCAAACCCATCAGTGTAATTACCATACACCAATCGACTATCCATTATTGTTTGTGCCTTTGCTTTAATAGGTACGTTATCATATAGTCTCAATATTTCATTATCATCTAATATTGAATATATTTTGTTATTTGAGAAATCATAGGTTCTATCTTCATTATCTCCAAATCCCAATTCTTCTTTGTCGAGTTTTTCAATTATTTTTATTACAGAATTACTAGACTCTTTAAACAATAAATCAATACCAATAACAAGTTCGCTACCAGTATTAAAATTTATAATTGCAGTATCAAAAGAATTTTCCATACCGTCGTTTAGATATGTGCTTTGATCTAACACAAAAGCCTTTGGTATAAAAGCCACATCACTAAACTGAGAGGTAGCAGAATACATATCATCAGCATATCGATATCTATAAGCAAAACAGATAAACTTATCCTCTAAAAAATTCTGTTCAGAACCCCTATTTAACAAGGTAAAAGCTGGACTATTTACTGGTGGTTTTTTTACAACCAATAAAGACTCTGCTAATAAAGCAGCAGCAGCAGAGCTACCTCCGTCTATATTAGTGGCAGGATACGCATAGCTACTAGTTACATTTATAAATCTCGGTTGATTAAAATTATCTGTAAAAAATAATAAGTCATCAATCTTATCAACACCTGTTATTAAATATTGTGAATTAAAATTCAAAGTAGTGTTTGTGCCACCTCCATCATCTACACTTATCACATGATATTTAACTGAATTGTTTATCATATTATACGAGACAATCATATCAAGCTTATTAGTAGCTTGTCCTCCCGTATGTGCAGAGTCAGTAACAAACCAATATATGGTGTCATTAGCTCCGTCTTCAAAAGCACCTATACACTTTGCACTAGAACTTAAAGTTGTGTTTTCGTATCTTAAAGTAGTAAGTCTCTCGTTACCTCTACTATTTTCTACAGCACCTATCTCAGAAAGCTCAGTAGTACCTACTCTAACATTTAATGCATCTATATACTCACCATTAGGAACAAGTCTTTCGTCAAGACCTTTGTTCATTTTACCTTTGATAAAGTTCCGCTGTAACTTAGCCATATTATTTTATCCACTTGTCCTGACCTCTCATGTTCATCAATAACCTGCCAGGATGTATGTTACTTAATCGTATCTTTGCATTTCGTAGAAGTGCTGTCTTTTTCTTTTGAGATCGTCTTACTATATACTCTTGAACATTTAGCTTTGAATCAAGAATAGCATATGTTATATACGCATATACAAAATCCTCAAACATCTTGTTCACAGTGATAAGACTATCATCACCATTCTCCATTCCATCAGAAATATATTCTAATATACAATTTTCACCAGACATTGTAGAGTCAAAGTTTATAACACCACTTTTTTTGTCAATTGTAAACGTTGGATTTGCATTTGCAGTCTCTGTATTCAAACCATATCTAGCACTGCCCGGATAGTCAAAATACCAACAGCCATCGCAACAGTATCCTTCGAAACCATCAAACTGACTGTTCTTATTCAAGTATATACTTTTCTTTGTGCCTTTGATTCTTTCGAAATCTAAAGTCGAGTATTCAGGACTCAGTACATTACCGTCCTGATCGAATAGAAACTTCCCTGTATTGTCTTGTAGATATGCTAGTGCAGAACCAACTTGAATGTTCTCTGTCAATGGTCTAAGCACTCCATCTTTATATAAAGATATCCTTACCCAGTTCACATAGTCAGAAGGTAATATAAATCTTAGGTTCTCATCTATTGGAAGCTCAAGGACTTTTATCTCCTTAAATGCATCGTAGTTGAGTTCTTGTATCGCTCTCTTAGCATGAAATAACACCTTGTATCTGCTCTCGTTGTTGACTAATGAATGGTTACCCATATACATCAACTGATAGTTGTTTACAATGTCATATAGACTGACATATTGATAGGATCCCCAGTTCTTATTTGTCGGTGTAGCTCCTGCGTTATCGTAATATTGAAACTGTGTTATATATGCCATTATTTTTTCTCTTGTATGTTAATTTGGTCTTCTGCTTTCGCAAACTGAACCGCTTGTATCTCTCTTATTGACATACCCGCCATGTGTAGTATTTTCATTACTAAATCCACCTGATCGTCAATAGCTAACTCAAAATCTTGATAGTCTGCTTGTGTTTGGTCGAAGATAGGCGTTCCACCCGTTATAGTAGTAAACGTCCACTTAGGGTCTTTAGGATACCTTATATACTGTGCCTGTACATCATTCGCACCATTAATTGTAGCAGGGAATACAGTAATCGCTGAACCATTCTGAACGTATGCCGGAAACTTCTCTGTAGGTGCAGTAAGAGATGAGTTGTTAAGCATAGTTATCTTACTATGACTAACTCTCTCTGCCTCTCCTAAAAACGTAACACCCCTAGAACAAAGTACCTTGTTTATCAAGTAGTAATCATCAGATGTTGTAACCTGCGATGGTAAGAAGTATGTATTGGTTGCGTTTTGCGTTAGGTTCTTAGTTTCTGAAAGTCCATCAATAACCTCCTCATACCCCTTCTTTAAATCAGCATATCCAGTGCCTGACTGCCTAGCATTCTCTTTATTTACTTGATAGTTATAATTAGTAAAATAATCATCAAGTATGTCTAACTGTGCCTGCTTTGCATATAAGTTAAAGTCTTGTGGCGTTATATAGCCATAGTTGTTCTTATTAAGAATTGAAAGAACAGTTTTATATACATCGTTTATCATTTAGCAACTTTTTATACAAAGATAAATAAAAAAAGAGAGATATAAATATACCCCTCTTTCCAAAACAGTAAATCAAAGATGGAGTTAAACTTGCTTTTCTAAATATTCTAGAACGTCAATACCTTCATCCGTTTTGAAATATGAAAATAAAACATGAATCAAATCTTCACCATAAGGTACGTTCATTAGCTTCTTTTTGTTTCCTTTAGTATTAAACCAAAGTTCTTTTCCTTTATTACGAGTAGTTAAAAGACCCTCAGACATAAACAATTGACATTTTGATTTTAATGTCAAATCAGAGTCGTTGATCATATCTAAAAACTCTTCTGGATAGTTTCTTGCAAATACAAGAATATCTCTTTTTAACTCAGCAGTTGATATGCGTGAAATATCTTTGTTTAAAAGAATTCTAGCTACAACCTCTAACTGTTCAAGTGACATAGACTTTGCCTCTATCAAGGCATCGACCTGCACATTCATTTGGTCAAGTTCTTCTTGAGCTTCTTTCTTGTTATCAACCACCTCGAACTTTTTACCGTTCATTGGATGATATTCTAAGAACTGTTGAAGCACAGGATTTGTTCTTGGTACTCTCAAAAATCCATCTTCAAAGATAACAGGCTCTACAATTGCATTGCCATCTTGCTCATCTTCAAATGGTGTTCTTTGATTCCGTGCATATCTAAGTGGTCTATTGATCCCCTTGTCTTCATCAAAATAAAGCAAAGGTGACCGACTTGAACTTCTAGTCTGAATAATGTAGGATAAAGGTGCATTGTTTCTTTTTAGACGATACACCTTGTCCTCTAAAGGTTTTTGTTTCATTATATTAAATTTTAAAAAATAGGGTGACCCGAAAGCCACCCTATGTATCAATTAATTAATCTTCGAAAATTACGAAGTTGTTTGCTCCCATTACACAAACAGCTCTCTCAGAAAGGAAGTGTACTTCCATTGCATCAAGATCGCTAGTAGCAGCACCACCAGCAGAACCAGTAATGAATGTTTTCAAGCGTCTGTCCTCAGTTTGAGAAGCTCTGTATCGAACGTGTAAGAATGGTCTCTTAGCGTTTTTACCAAGAACTTGGTCATATACAGTTGTCGTACCCGCTGGTACTAATAAACCGCTTACAGAACCTGCACCCGCAGCTAAACCGCCACGCATTGTAGGATCGTTAAGATATTTCCAATCAGTCTTGTAGAAGTCATAACCTCTGCGGAATCCTGAGAATCCAAGGTTTAATGCCATCTGCTCATCGTTATCAAATAAACCATAAGACGTTCCACCTGCTCCGTAAGAGTTTTGAGCAGCTAACATGTCATCAATAGCGAAGTTAAGCTCTCTATTTACAAATAACACGTTTTCTTCAATAGCACCTTGAGCATCTAATCGTGCGATAACTGTGTCAAAATCTGCAAGAGTAGATGGTAGACCACCTGCCCATACATTACCTCTAGTCTCTACAGCATTAAACACACCTTCAGTACCAGCGAAACCTTGTGCTAAAGCTCCAGAACCAGCTCCAGAAGGAACAGCTTCAATCATTGCAGTCTCAAGGTAGTCATCAAAGCGAAGTCTTGTTTCATGCTCTGACTTCATGTACCAAAGGTATCCTGTAGCACCATTCTCAGTAGATACTTCAATCCAACCGATCTGAGTCATGTCAGAACCAGTGACTTGATATTTGTCTTTAAGAATAATTGGTTTGTTTTCGAAGATAACAGAATCTCCTTCTAAAGAACCATCCATTCCTACAGTCCCTTTTGCAAACTCAGAACCGTAAACAAATACTGTACAGTCGGAATTACCCGCACCAGTACCCGCAGCAACTAAACCACCAGCTTCATAGAAATCTACAATAAACTCAGTAGCACCTAATCCCGTTCCTGTAGTTTGACCTGTTTCTCTAACAATACCTTTATTTATTCCTGAACCATCATTAAATGAAATCAAAACAGTTTGTCCCACTCTAATAGCAATAGTAGGAGCTGCTAAACTAGACCCAGCTACATTAGATGCCGTAGAAGCAATGTTCTTAGCTGCAGCAACACCTGCAGGGTATGCACCTGGAGTAAGAAGGTCATCATTTACTCGGAAAGTAGCAAATGCATTACCTGCACCACCAACTGGTAAACCAACTTGTGTATACTTAACATGTAATCTACCTTGCTCTGCCCACTTAATAAGGTCAGACTCACAAGGCATCTCAGCACCTACCATTCTCATAAATGATGCTACTGAACGGTTTCCGTATCTCTCAAACTCCTTCTCGTAAGTATCAGGAAGATACTGATTCAAGAAGTCAAAGTTTGTTATATAATTCGTAGACAACGCAATTTTCGATGCCGACGGTTGCAGCCCAAATGTGGGCAATGCGTTAAAATTTCCTGCCATTTTTTATCTTTTTAAAATGTTTGTTATTTTCTTTTACTTTTAATTTTTAAGCCACGAGATGATGGTTCACTCATAGCTCGAATCTTCATGCCCCCCTTAGATGTTACCTCTGGCGTTCTACGTTCTCCCATGTTTACATTCTTGGTCTTACGCATCACATCTTCAGTAGCCTCAGATTTGCCTTGCTCATAAAAGAACTTGGCAAACTTTTCAGGATTCATTGCAACTGCTAACGCCTTATGGTATCCAACTGAATCTTTTAAAAGTCCAGTGTCATCCAAATACTTCGATATGAAGTTCATAGGATTCGACTGTATCTTTTTCAGTTCATCAGCAGAACCAGGATTGAAAGTGACATTTTTGTCATCTAGCTTGAATTCAAAACCTTTGAACTCGCTATTGAATAACTGATCTGTCTTTTCGGTAAACCATGTTTGCCGTCTTTCTGTCTCCTCTTTATGGGTTTTAGCAGATTCTATATATTTCCGATAAGCTCCTAATTCTTCCTCTTGCTCCGCAGTTAAACCGCCACTTGACTCAAGTGGTTGCTTATAATACTCCTTCTGCTTTTCGAAATATTTCTTAGCTTTCGATAATATTTTCTTCTTTGCTAACTTTTTCTTTTTTACCTCGGACTCGTCATCTAAATCTTCATCATATGAAAAATCTTCCATCATAATGTTGATATCATCACTATCAAGCCCATCTTCGGTAGCTTTATAGTACTCTTTTAGCAAAGCATCCTCATTCATAGAGTCAAAGTCTCGATTCAAACGCACGTAATCATCAATACCTCGACCCGTTTCTTTTTTATACTTTAAGTAAGCAGCTACATCCTCTGGCATTTCTGGCGTTACTTCTTTCTCTGTAACCAGATCATCAAATGATGTAATCTCCCTACCGTATCTATCCCCTAAAAATTTAAGAACTTTTTCTTCACTTAATTCAGTGTCTTGTTCAACTACCTCCTCAGTAACCTGTTCTTTATCTTCATGCTGGTCAAGAATCTCTTGTTCTTTTTCAGCTAATGACTTTTCTTCGTTACCATCTACTTCACGTACTTTAAATTCCATTATATTATAATTTTATACAAAGTTAATAAAAATTTTTTATCTCGGATTGAACTCAGCTAAGTCAAAGCCATCTAGACTGTCCTCATTAGACTCAAACCTCTGTGGAGGTAGATTGTTCTTACGTTGATTTATCAATTTAGACTGCTCACTATTCTGCTGACTAATCCGATCTGATTTTGCTTTCTCTCTAGCACTCTCTCTGTCAGATAATGACTGATTTGACATCTGATGTATTTGTTGGTTGTATTGAAACTCTTGAGCCATTAACTGTGCTTTCATTTCTGCTTCAGCCTTCATCTTCTCAATTTCAAAAGCTATTTCAGCTTGTTTAATTTGCATCTTAGCACGAGCTTCCATCTCAATCTTTTGCATTGCAGTTTGCGCAGCCATTTGCTGAGACTGTTGTTGTATCTGAGCTTGCATAGCTTGCTGTTGCATCTGCATTTTTTCTTCTCGCTCTTGTTTAGCTGTTCGTTTTACTTTCAACAACTGATTAGCTAGTTTTATATTTTTTATCTCTCTAATATCAATAGCATCTTCTAAATTTATGTCACCTTTAGATAATGCCATTTGAATATTTTGTTCTAACTGAGCCTTCTGCTCTTCATCAGGAGACACTTCGATAAATATACCAAAGTCGTATATGTATAAATCAGATATCTCATTCAATATACTTACGTTGTACTTTCCAATCTTATTTGCAAAGTCATCTTTAAACTCAGCATACTCTAATATATCAGCAATTCGACATGATACAGCTTCTGCTAATTTTCTATACATAAAAAGACTACCGTCAAGTATATGCCTAGTTGCTGTATTTGAGTTTAGAGCCGCTAACTTTTGCACTCCGACTAAAGCATTAGGATCTGGCGTTGAGCCGTCTCTCGCCTCATTTAGACCCGTTACATTGCGTATTTGGTTAAGGTAATGGTTGTAGTTGGCAATAAGCATTTGAGTTTTACCAGCACCCGAACTAGATGTCAACTGCTGAATCGGAACTCTAGCGTTATTAAATTCACCATCTTGAGTATAGCTCCTACCAATGACACTACCCGTTTGGAAGTATAACCTTAAAGCATCTTCAGGATTATATGCAGCACCTGTACCTAAGTCTACTTCATTCAAACCGTCTGCATCAATAAACACACCATCGGGAACGACCTTAGCAATTACCTGCTGTAGTTTTAAATGCGTAACCTGTATCAAGTCAGCAAATGGTATCATCCTGCGAACTAAAGACTCTATAACACCCTTATACATTCTTGGAGCTGATGCTACGTAATTTGGCATTGCATGCTGAGATGATGACTTAGGTCGAACCATGTTCTCTGCCATCTTCCACTTCAAAATAATATTTGTACCCATTACCATGATACCTTCATACCATACATCAATGGTCTTAGATATTTTTTCAAATCCACCTTCTTCCATCATCTCCTCTGGTGGATTAAACTGATCATCTTTCTCTATTACTCGTGACCCACCACCTTCTAAGTTTTTCTTTTTGTATACAAACTTCTTTGTGGTCTTATAGTTGAAATATAATAAAGTACAAGTATCTTTATAAAAAATGTCATTATCATAAAACTGCGAAACATTGTAGTAGTCATACCAGCTTTGACTATACTGAGATATCTTCTCTAAATCGTCACTAGTTAAAGACTGATCAATCTTCATAAGCTCCGTAAGAGGAACTGTTTTTATTTCGCCCCAATAGAAACAATCTTTAAAGTGTGGGTCTTCAGTGTAACTATAAACAACATTAGCAGGATCTACATACGAAAGTTCAACACCTGCACCAGGTAAAAACTCATGCTTTGTTACACTAATCCCTAAAACTGTTAAGTCATAATCTATTCTTTTTCTTAAATCGTAGTAGTGATTCTCTTCAAATATTGTATCTATAGCTTCTTCTTCTGCAATCTCAATAGCTGGTTTATAATGAAGATTCATGTATAAAGATAACTCTTCATCATTATTAGGAAGCTCATCCGGTGGCATGATAAAAGGATCAAAACCTGATTTTTCTTTTATAATATTCAGCACAGGTTTAGCAACCATTTGCCCCTCTATTATATCTTGATACTTATTCCTTTTTGCTTGAGACAATGCATCTTGAGCATGAGCCTTTGCTTTGAATAATCTGTTAGACATTCCATTTACAACAATATCTACAAACTTAGGAAGGATAGGCACAGGTGTCCAATCTAAATTCAAGTAAGACAAATCACCGTCTACAGCAAGTTCATCTTTATACTTACGTATAGACTGCTCTCCCCTAGCATACAATCTAAGATTATGGAATTGCCTACGTTGGTCGTAGAATCTACATCCACCACCATCTTTCTTAAACCATTCATATTGTATCGCCTGACCAATCTGCAATCCAAATTCTTCAGTTGCCTTTTCTGCATCTGAAACAAATTGACTAGGAAACCCTTGCGGGGATATATTGACTACTACTTCCTTCATTATCTTATTATTTCGCTACTTATTCCTTTATTATTATACCTTGCAAAGTTAATACTTATTTTTGATTGCTTTTTTTGAGGGGTATATAAGTGTTTTTGATTTGCCATTATAGCCAAACCTGAGCTAATCGTAGCATCAAATTTTGTACGATTATTTATATCAAACTTTGCCCAATCCTCAAGAGTTCTATTAAAATGCATGTCACCAATTACATCAGAATCTCTTTCAATACCCTCCATGTCAAACCCCACATATTTCTCAATGTATGATTCAATAGCTGATGCATGTGCTTGCTTTACCGCTTCCGATGAGTTTGGTATTCCCCCAAGCTCACGTTCTGCTTTTGATAGCTTGCTATATTGCTTATCGGGTCTATTTACACTAAATCCTCTATACCCTCTATTTTTAAAATGATACAACAATCTTGGTTTATTGTTTTCTACTAGCACCGGCATTCCATAGAACACACATGCCATTAGTACCTCTTCAAAAAATATCTCTGCGGTCTGTGGTCGTGCAACATACTGCAAGAAAAACTGATTGGTAGGTCCTTCGTCCATATGAAACTTAGTCATACCATGTAATGCACCATTAGACCCTCCACCACCTACAACACCTGATATGTCGTAACTGTCGCATCCAAACGCCCCCATATGGTCGTTACCAGGATATTTTATTCCGTTTTTATTAATTATTCTATTTTGCAATCCAACATTAGGAATCCAACTGACCGAGAATCTACCTTTTTTATTAGGAGTCCATATCACCTTTGTGTCTCTCACTCCATTTTGCCAATGGAATCCACCTCTTGTTATATAATGCCCTTTTATCATTGCATCATTAAAATCTATCTGCTGATATATCTTTGTAAGATTAAATATAGATGCCTTACTCTCATCTCTAAATGCATGTGATTCTGTTCTAGGAAACTGTCGATAGTACTCATTTAATGCATCAGCATCTCCTTTCAATGACTCAACTTCTGCCTCCCAATAATCAACAGCTCCTTGATCTATTAACTCGCCATCAATTCCATAAACAGGATTATCAGGAGTTCTAAACACAGGCATACCATACTTGTCTATAAACCCTTCTAAGTTCCACTCCATTGGAATAAATAAACTATACAGACCTGTTTTAGTCTGTCCATTACCATTCCTTTTCTTGACATTTGATTCTTGATATAACTTCTTAAAGTTTCCACCACCTTTGTCTAACGCATTACAAGTAGAACCCATCATGCACTTACCAATAATTTTACGACCTAATCTTAGACATGTCTTTGTTACCTTCCAGTTGTTTAAAATATTATTAGGTCTTAACCATTTACCACTCTCATCGTGAGCTAAAAATAATATCTTCTCACCATCATATGAGTTATCGTCAGTATTCTTCCAATCAATTGTAGTATCTAATCCATCTATATGATCCTTGCTTTCCTCGTACATGTTCTTACGAGTTATTTTAGATGCAGGAACTCTAAATGCTAACTCTGTTTTTGGTCTATCCATACCATCTTGAACAGGCTTAAAAAAGAAAGGTAACTTATTAGCTATAGGAACAACTTTATCAGTAAACATCTTCTTAGCATCAGCACCTGTTTTAGATAATATACCAAGCCGAGAATCTCTAGCTAATGTTCCTATGTTTACACACTCTGATGATGACATGAAAGAAAACCCTGAACGTCTAATCTTTAAATACACCATTCCAAATGCTCTAGGGTCAGCTTTGCAAGCCTCCCAAAATATATGAAATATTCTATTAGCCTCTCTAAAGTCAGGATATCCAATATCTATACTTGACCACTGTATGTACATGTAATGAGAGCCTGTAATGTATGTAGGCTTACCATTGTTCATAAACCAATGCCCATACTCTCTCTTATCAAATTCTTTCTCTATATACGAAACCCATTGAGCCTTAAATTCGTTAGGCATTTGATTCCATTGAAATATAGACTTAATACGTTTTAATGCTTTAGGCTCTTCTATCCTCTCCCAATATTGGTCTTCAGAATACTTGCTTCTACTATTAACCCTCATAGGCTCTGGGGGTAAAGCAATTTTTAAACCGTTTATATCATAAACTTCTCCAATCTTACCATTCTTAGAAATTACAACTACATCAAACTCTTTGTTATACCCATACGTCCATCCTTGACCTCGATTTTTCTTCTTGATCACTGTGGATGGTATGTAGTCAACCAACACACTATATAACCTATTTTGATCTTCGTTCTGCAAACCCTTGCTTTGTATTTATGTTTTCAGCAATTGTTTTAGTTGATTCAATTTTCTCTTTCTCTTCGTCTATCTTATCCAATATTGCAAATGCATCAAATATTGCCAACTTCTTTGTAGCTGCTGCGTTCTTTAGCCGGTCCGCTGCTAATTCATCCTCTGGATCTGGCTTGATAATTTCTTCCTCTGCCACCTTTATTAGATGATCAACAGCTTTATAACCAGCTTCAATTATTCTTTTCTTTTTGTCTTTCATAGGACCATAGATATTTGATTATCAAAAAGTCTATACATCCTCTCTCCATCAATAACAAACTCATAGTTACAGTTCGGCTTATAACCTACTATACTCCCTTTGTCTACACCCTTACTCAACATGTATGCATTTGGATATAGCATCTCGCCCATCAAAGGCTCTTCCTTGTCATTAGTGTCTATGCTCTTTTTAATTTTATCAATAGGCTTTATAAAACAATACCTATCGTGAGCGAACCACTTGCCATCTCGACCATACATGTAGAACTGACTATTGTCTACAAAAAATAAATCGTCTTTTAAAAAACTTCTTCCACTCTTCTTTCTACCATACATGTCATTGTAAAACTTAAATACATTGTGATGTACAACCAATGAGTCTCCAACTTGAATGTCTCCATTATAGTTAACAGGTGTCGAAACAACTACAGCAATCCTATTGGATGCCTTATGATTCTCCTCAGAAGTATTAACTATAAAGTCAACACCCTCAATATCTTTACTGCCCACATAACGATTACCTCCCGATGCTCTTACTATAAAGCTATACGGTGATTTCATACTAAAAGTTTATATTATATTCTATTGAGGAAGGCATAGCGACATTAAATTGTTTCCATAGAAGAATCTCATCACCTTGCTCTATCCAAATCTTTATAGACCCATCCTTGTCATCTTGCTGTATCAAGTGAATGCTATAACTACCGCCAAGGACTTTTTGCCCTATCACGTAATTCATACTAGACTTATAGTCTGGACCTATTGCTATTTTTCTTATATGCATATTATGATAAAGCACTAAGTGCTACTCTTTTCCAAACTGATCCTGTGTATATATATAAATAACTAGCATCAACTCTTATTTCACCTTTTACACCAATGGTATCAGCTGTAGGAGTAGTACCTCCATTAAATAATGTTACAAGCTGCTCTAGTTTAAAGTTTTTAGTAGCATTTGATGATGTGTCACCAACCTCTGTACCTATTACCTTGTCTCTGCTTAAATTTGGTGCAGATGCGTTATCGTACGTACTTATTTTTGCCATTACTCTTCTTTTTGTTTGACCTCACCCGTCTGCATGTTTATAACCGAGTTTAGTCCATATTTTTCAATTAGTTCCTTCTCTTTTAACTGGAACTGTACCTTTAATCCGTCAACCTCTAGCAGTAGCTCATGCTTTTTGATCTCAATGTCACCAAGCATTGCCTTTGCAGAATTTAATTTAGCAGTAGACTCTTTTATAAAATTTAATTCTGTTTCTTCTAATTTCATTTTGTTCTATTTTTTCTTCTGAATAATCCCTTCTTTTTTTGTGGTGGTCTAGGCTCAGAAAATATCTTTACCTTCTCATACGAGCGACCCCCAAAATATGATGCAATTACAGTAGTTAAAATTAACTGCAAAAGCGATATCCATTCTTGCTTTACATTGAATGTTACAACTCCAGCTTCGATGAATATAAGAATCATTGTGTTAACTATCAAAAATATTAGCACTAATGGTCGAACATTCTTACTTAACCAAGAATCACTAGACATGTCAGCATTCCACCTTTCTGTTACATTCTTCTCCATCTCTGCCTCCATCTCAATTAAGATTTCAGTCATCTCCTTCTCAAACTCAGCCTTCTCGTCCTTAGTACGAACAAAGCGATCTACAAGACCGCCCAACTTATCAACAACAGTACCTGTCGTTTCAGCTATTGTATTTGGCAGTATATCTTTCATATATATTTGTATTCTTCAGTAGCGTCAAAACTTGGACACGCCTTATTAGCAAAGTCCCTGTGTCCATGTATTACCGAATCAGGAAATGTCAATTTCAAAAACTCTAAAAGTATTTTTAACGACTTCTTTTGCTCATCAGTGCGAGTGTCCTCAGCATCTCCTTTCTCATTAACACCACCTACATAGCATATGCCTACACTCTCTTTATTGTACCCTTTAGTATGCGCCCCTTGTCTACTTATAGGTCTACCTATCTCAATCGACCCATCTAGTCTTACAACGTAATGGTATCCAATGTCTGACCACTTACGATCCTCAACGTGCCATTTTCTAATGGTATCCACACCAATATCCATAGATGGTGGTGTAGCAGCACAGTGTACAATAATTTTTTTAATCTTTCTATTCATTGTTGTTAATTTCATAAAGCCTTTGCTCCATTGTGTTTAGTTTAGATTTTATTTCTATAATTTCAGTCTTTATGTACTCAAGCTCTGCACTTGTTTTTACAATCGCTCTTTTTAACTGCTCATCCATAATAGGTAACTCTTTAGCCTCTTCAATCTGTGCTTTTAATGAAAAGTACATACCAATAACAAATCCTAAGACCATAATAACTGAAACCATGTCTTTTGCTGTTAGATTGATCCGTGTCTTTTCACTTATATTCATGATTGAAATTGTGCTAAATAGTTAGTAATCATTTGTAGGTACTTGTCTTTTCTCTCTTGTGTAAATACATCATCTACAGATATACCTGATAATAAATCATTAACAGATCCTACTGCACCTGTTTGTGCAAACTGTAATACATTTACAAACTTAGTCATCAAGGCTTCACCCTGCTCAACTGTAACACCTGCATTCCTATTATCTAATAAGAACGTTTGTATTAGTTGCAGGCAAAACTCTATATCCATTGAAAGCCTCTCGTCTACACTTATAGGTTGCACAGGTCCAATATACTCAACAGCATAACCTTCACCTAAAGTGTCAGCAAATGCTTGAGCATCTTCCTCTGTTGCAAACTTTTTTGTGCAACTCCAGTTGTCTTTATATATCTTATAATAATTCATTCCATTGAAGGTTCAGGGCTTTTCCAATCGGCAGTATTCATTATCTGAAATATCTCTTCATTATTATAAACTCCTTCCGATGTAGTTAATGCTTGAACGGATGCAGGAATAGATTCAGTGTCCCACTTTACTAATGTTTTAGTATTGTCATTTGACTTTCTAAGAGTTTCAGCAGAGTCTTCTAGTACCTGACTAAAATCAATTAGACCTATCTCGGAAATATTAAATATTGTATAACTTCTATGTTCATTATTATGCGACATACTTATATTTTAAAATTTATCTAATAATGCCGTATCTGACTTTAATAGCATTATAATTCCTTAAAACTTCAGCAGCTGAAAGAGCCTTACCATAGATTGCTGCTTGTGATATTTTTCCATTTAAAGGAAACTGACCAACAGGAAAGTTTACATTATCCTCAAATGATCCAAGCATCAACTCACTGGTATTTGTGAAATTATATTCTTCTAATCCACTAGCACCTAAAAAAGCACCATTTACATATACAGAAAGATTATCTATATCATCATACGTTGCAACTATATTATTCCAACTTCCATCAGAGAATATACCTCTAAAATCTAACCCAGAAAAAAAATCTCCAAAGGAACCCGATGTAGAAGCCCTAACAATTAAACCTTTATATGTACTACCCCCTCTCAATCCAATGGTCCATCCACCTACAGTATTCGTGTCACGCTTACTTATCAGTCCGTATATGTCACTTGATG